AATGTAATTGGTCATTTTACCTGTTAGTGGATTGCGATACGGAATTGTTACTGATTCGCTGGCCCATTGTAGGATGTGATCATTGGTATCACAAAAAGTCATAAAACTAAACTCCCAACTGGATCTATATCTGGGAGGACGAGTGCCGGCATATTTGGCAGGATTTTGAATCTGATATACACCTTGTGAAAACTTTGTCATTGTCATGGCGAAACATTCCGAGCTGTATAGTAGTTTGGAGTCGCTACAGCATTGACACCTAATAGCGTACTGGGACTACGTAGACCATTAAGATAGTAGGCCATAAAAGTTGTTAGCTGTATAGAGTTTTGATCTTGAACTTGTGCTAAAAGAGATAGTACAGGTGTACCTGTTTGATTAGCAATACGGAAAAAAGTAGTTGTGAGATTTGCTGCTGCTTGTTTGTCAGTGAATATACTTTCAAAAAAACTATTTACAACAGAATATGTGTTGGAATCAACTTCCATTACAAAAGAATTAAATGTATCAAATATTCTTACACTAAGATCTAAATTGGCATTAATTTCATTTACTGAGCCCATTGTTGTTCCTGAAAGTTATGGTCCTGATCGCGGTGGTACCGGCGGTGTTGGGAATATACCGCTTTGACCGCCAATTGTATTAGGCTGTTGTCTTATCTGACCTGGAAGAGTATTTTGAGATTGAGGTACAACCCCGTTATTAGTTGTACTGCTTGATGGTGATACAGTATTTGGAGGTGTGGGATAAGAAACATTTGGTTGTTGTACTGCGCCTACTCCGTTCATTGAACCTCCGGCTTGTAAGTCAGCACGTTGTCCAGTGCCGACATTTGTTATGCTACCTTGACCAACAACACTGGCCTGTCCTTGTGGCCTACCAAGACTGCTTGGTATAGTATCGTAATTGGCCGGATCAGCAAATCCTTCTACATTGGTGTCAGGCCGTTGATCACCAATGGCACCAGAATAATATTTCACAGTTTCGTACTGAATAGACATGGTATTTTTCATTATGCCTGCATCTTCACTGTAGTCGTATACATCATGTTCCCAGGATGATATCAAAGGATTTATCAACACGTACTGAACAAATTTGTGTTGATCAAACCCGTATATGGATATGTCTGAGAAAAACGGTGCTTTACCAGTGTCGGATCTATTGTTGTCGCTGTATGATTCTCCCACATAACCCCAGTCATTGACCTGGCGATTTGCTGCATATATGTCTCGAGAATTATAATCAAATCCTGCTGCGCGACTTGAGTTGACTCCGTTGGCGCCATTTGTGGTTGGCTGACTACCGTATTGTTGTGTTGGATCTTTGTAGTAGTAAGAAAAATAATTGTACCACATGTTACGTATTAGATCGCCGCCGTCATCGTGCATTTCAACTGTGACAGGTTCGTATTCAATTTTCTTCTGTACAATTCTTTTGCGATTGTACTGATTTAATACTTCCGTGGCCATTTTAAACTTGGGCAGTGCAATGGTCTTGACCAGCAGACCCAATGTACGTAGTTCAGACAACGAATACAGGTCTTTGTAACTCTGCAACACAGCCGGGTTTATATTGAAATATACATGGAATAGAAATTTGAACCGAGGAGTATTCTCGTAACCGGCGGTACGGAATACTCTGCTGGCATGCGAATAATCCCGGAGACTAAAGTCCCCGGCTGAATTAAGATAATTCTGGCCAAAAGCCATGGCAGTATATCCTTAGCCTGTAGCAGGGCCTTGAGCATTAGCCGGAGGTCTAAAGCTCTGCGAAGGAACTGGAGAACCTACGCCTTGTACAAGTGGATCTTGTGTTGCATTATCATATCTAATGGTCAATGCAATAGTGGCTGGTTCGTTTGTGGCATAATTAAGATCACCGTAATTGGCTGACTGAATAAAACAACCATACATTTGCCAAGTTTCTAATACTGTTGGGACAATAGCACCGTTACCACCATCAAGAATTTCAACATTCATGATAAATTTATAATCAAAACCTGCAGCAGCAGAAGCTTGCTCTTGGAAATCCAACTGAGATTGCAGTTGTTGTCCGACCAGTTTGCTGACTTGACCAGTGGCATCATCACGTAGGTTGAGCGTAACTTGTTCCCAAGTGTGTTTACCGGCTAGATAAACACGCGAGTTATAAATCTCAAGTGGTATTTCTTCAAAACTCACAGAAGGTCTTGTAACATCCATGACCTGTTTGGTTAGTTCAGTGGTAGGACTATCAGTACCTTGAGTGCCGAAGCCCAGAAATATAACTCTGAAACGGTATTTCAGTTTAGGCATCAGCAGACCCTGGCTACCAGCACCGGGTGTATCTGCTCCTAAAGGCACCGTCATTCTTGAAAGTGATGTTACGGCCATGTTGTATGTCTCCTATATGCAATTATTTATGATCGATCTGGCCAAAAAAAATGGGGTCAAAAGACCCCATTTTCGCTATTGCAGACCCGTTAAACGGGGTTTATGCATTGTTACCAGCAGCAATTTCACCTGTATTCTTGATACGAACTGGAATATAGATAAACTCAACTGCCTTCATTGGTTCGATAGCAATATCAACATAAAGTTCATTGCGATCAACTCTTGCAGGACTGTTATTTGATTCATCGCAAATGACCACGTAATCATACAGAGCACGTTTGGCAACTAAGTCTTGCATCAATGCATTGATTACACTTGTAATCTGATTTCGTGTCAGTTGATCATTTGGTTCAAACAAGAATGTGCTGCCAATCTCATCCAGGCGACCACGCAAGTATGCTACCAAACGTGCAACGTTGATACGATCTAATGCACTTGGAGTAGCAGAGATGGTCTTGTTGCCGTAGTTGGTAATACCAACACCCGGAATGAACGTGATTGGATTGATCTTGTTTAGATACAATACGTCACGTACATTTTGTCCGTTAGCAATAGTAACGAACTCACCTGTTTGTGCATTGACATAGCCGAGGCGTGCTGCATTGTCAATCAAGCCGCGTCGTGTACCTGCTGGTGCAAACCATGGATAAGCTACTTCATCGCTGCGAATAATAGTACGCAACATCATGTGGCTTGGTGGTTGTACAACAACTGCACCATCAACGTTAGTTGTCTGGCAGCTTGGATAAAATACACCTGCATATGGATCTGATAAAGTCAATCCGTCTGCTGCAAATATTCCAGTGCCGCTTGCGTCAGTTGCCCAATCTGCAATTTCATTGCCTGTAGGACCTAACCGTATTGGTGTATCACCAACAATAAACGCAGTATTGCTACGTTCGTTATTGAGTGCAACCATGTTTACAATCAGTTCTGGATAGTCCGGGCAAGCAATGAGATTAAACTGATTTTGTTCTTCACGCAATGTTTGCTGAGTATCAATTGCTGATTTTAGTGCTGCTACAACAATGGAACGAACTGCCAGGCGACCCATGTATGGTGAACCATCTGCACGATTACCGCTGGTGTTTACCCAGGCATTAGTTTCCAACACTGACCAGTAAGTGGTATTAGTTGGTAAGTGACCTGTGCCTGCCAGGATTGCTACATAAATGGTACCACTGTAAAGAACTTTATTTCCAACTGCATATGCAGTTACGTTGCTGTAGGAATCTACTGAAAAATCTGTAGGATTGAAATAGTCGCTGCGGAAAGCTTTTACATTAAATCCGTTACGGCGTGTGTTCCATAACAATACACCCGTTGGATAAACTGTTGAATCTGGTGCGTCTAGATCCAAATAGCTGCTGGTCAACAAACTTGCGATTGTTGGCAGATTATCTGTGATTGGATCAGTTGTACCGTTGGGTGCCCAACGTGCATCTGCAAACAAGATACCGTTTTCTGTGGTTTGGTCTGCATTATCAATTGCTACCCATTGATCAACTCCGTCAACAATTTCCCAACGGTAAAGAACAGGATAAAGTTCAAGATTGCTGGTATCAACCCATAGATCACCGTATACCAAAGCAGTATCGTCGCTTTGAGCAATAGGTGCAGTAGGACTAATAATTGGGCCAGCTGGATCTGTTTGTGTCAAATTGTAACCACGAGCATCATTGGCTACAGTTTGATAACCTGCCCAGGTAGTACCTGTGTTGATCATGATATCAACTTGGTTAGTAGCAGAATAGTACCATAGACGGCCTTCGGCTGGATCTTGGTCTGGTGCCACTGCACTGGCTGTGTAATCTAATGCTGTCCATCCGCTTAGAACCAAGCTTTCACCGTCGGTATCAAGACGAATGCCGGTAACTGAGGTGTTAAACCCTGCATCAGCAACAGGAGTTCCGGAGATATCGTTTAATACAATAACTCCGCCCTGTATTTGTGTAAATGCAACAGCACCAGTTGATGTTACCTGAGCTAATACATTTGATACATTGGCCGCTGATACATCAGCTACAAAGTCAGCAGCAGTAGTTCCAGACAATGTTACTGTAACAGCATCTGTAAGGTCGCTGCTGTTGGCTACACTGGTTTGAATTGTAAACGTTTCGGCTGTGACAAATGCAGGTGTAGTAGTATCGCCTACAATTGTTACTGAACCAGTTTGTAATCTTTCAAATACTGCAAGTGTAAGTGTGTTGTTGAATCCATTGGCATCTTCTTCTGGAGAAACGTTGTATTGTGTATACAAGCTACCGGCTGGAATATTGCGTCCGCCACCAACTGGATCGTATGCTTCGTTTGCACTTTGATCATTTTCATAAACTGGTGCTGCTTTTGTTACAAATGTTGCCAATGTAGTATCGTACTCTTTAACAACAATAGTTGCACCTAAATTAGGGCTTGTAGTTTTATTCCAAACAGATCCAGTTGGACGCGGTGTGGCGGCAGTTGATTTCCATTGAGGATTTTGATAATTAGGACTTTGTTGTAATGCAGGAGTGTAGTAAGTGTTGGCAGTAACTCCGAGAGTTGTCAACAATCCTGCATTACTGGCCGGGTCAATATTAATAATACCACCACTGTCTGAGGAACCGTCGGCTTCAGCAAGACCGTTACCGTATAAAACAAAACGGTTACTTGAATCGGCAGCAGCAGTTACACCTGTAATTGCTGCGACATTAATTGCATTAACTAGCCCGGCCAGTGTATTGTTTGCGCTGGCAGGTACCGCAACCGATGTTCCGTTAATAATGATAACATTGGCAGCAGTTAGAGCTTGACCTGTTACACTTTCTGTGCCCTGCACTGTTGGCCAAGATTCCTTCCAGTCATCCGAACCAACCAGTACCCAGTCATTGTCGTCATTCTTGTAATATGTAGGATTGCTACTATTTGTGGCCACAACAGCATAATCACCAATTACACCAACGCTAGCTGCAGGGATGCCACCGTCGAGATCAGTAGTAGCAGTTATAACAATAGGTGTGATAACAGTAAATGCACCTGTGGTTTGGTTCCACTGATTAATACCCCATTGTGTAGTAGCGGTATCAAGCCAATAAGTTCCATTGTTTGGAGCACCTGTTGGGCGAACCAGACTAGCAGTTAATTCTGCAAGGTCAACGTCAGCACGTTGAATATAAGCACGATTGCTAATACCCAATACCGAGTGTGCTGCCAACAGACCGTATTCGTTAAGTTCATATCCGTTGATTGGAGTACCGTCGCTTGTTTTATAAAATAGCGGATTGCCGTATAAAGTTGCCAAGTCACGTTGACTTGTAACCAGTACTACTTGATCAGCTGCGGCTGCAGTAGTTCCAAGTGCAACAGCAGAGCTTGTGCCCGAGACTTTGTTTTGTGCTGTAGCAAGTAAAATGTAAGGTACTGAATTGGTGGCTGCGGGAATGTAATTCGACTCATCGATTACAGTAACTTCTACGCCGGGAGATACTAGTGCCATGGTGGTTCCTTATTAAAATTGGATACTGATATTTATTCAATAGACCAAAAACATGGTGGTTACGACTGCCTTAATCAAGGTCTGTCTGCTAAATAGTCGTATGAGACCGCTATGCAAGGTTTGCAATAAAAATTCCGCTGCTATAAATGGATACCACCGTGGCAAATTGTATTATCGTAGCCGCTGTAATGTCTGTATTCGACTGAGCAAAAAAATCAAGGCAGCTAAGCCAAGATGGCTTACTGCCGGCTACAAGAAAAAACCCACATGCGATCGCTGCGGGTTTCGGTCAAGACATCATACACAATTAACTGTGTATCATATAAACGGTAATCTAAATGATTGTGCTACACTAAACTTAAAAACTATCTGTTTAAACTGTGTAGCTGAAGTAGTACGATCAGAGCTGCCTTGGAGAGCCGGGGATATCAGCCCCGATTTCTAATCACGTAGTCAACCTGATTATACAGATAATCCATAGTACCATGATTGTTCAATGGAATATCAATGTCGGCCCCAACCAACGCCCATTCGCTAAAATGTACATCGGGATATTTGGATTCCATATTGTCTGACCTGTTATAGTTATCCATCAAAGCATCGTTAAACCAGTCTGGTATAGAACCTCGTTGAGTTCTAAGCATTATTCCGCCAGTATTTTTAATAGCCTTAAGTTCGTTGGGAAATCGTACATCGCTTATGACAACGTTATCTTTAATCTGACGCAGTTTATTTTCCAGGCTTGCAATCCAAATATCGTCGTGAAATCCATGTCTACAAACGTCGGTTCCCCAGTACTGTAATACCCAGCGAGGAGTTAGATGTGGCATGGTTAAGCGGTTTGCCCACCAGGCATCCACTTGTTCCCGCCATTCTCTAGACTCTGTAGTACGTCCTTCTAGTAAGGTGCGATCCCATCCAAATACTGCGGCTACAGCATCTTTAAGAGTTCCTGCAAAACTTTCTCGACGAAACCCGTGTACATTAACTAGGTAGTCGGCTACTGTATCTTTTCCAGAGCCAATGAATCCACAAATACCAATAATCATATTTTCGTTCTCGATCTAATTTGTTGCAATTTAGTACTAGGTGTGTTTACAGTTGCTTGTGCCGGTACAGGATTTTCTTTAAGAAATCTTGCATAGGCCGAGAGAGACGAAAATCCTCGTATGATAGCAGCCCGCTCAACATAAGCTGATGGTCGTAGGCCTAGCTTTTCTGCTGTAATTCTAACAGCGGATTTACTATCATAATAACGTTGATTAAAATGCGATCGGCACCACCGACTGTATGCTGGAGTGCCGTCTTTATTAGTATTAGAAATAACTCTTGCTGCATTGCAACCAGCATGTTCGCATCTAGGGCGATCTGATTTTACCGGAATCTTAGGATTGTACTTGGGGCTGGTTGACTTAAAATTAATCAAGATAGTTCCTTAATATCAAAGTGTCTAAGTGTTGCTTGTACCAGATCGATCTGCTTGCGGCAATCTTCCAATGCATGATGTGTGGTTGGAGGTTTAGGACGGTCGGGCCAGATGCTGCAAAGTGTACGGCTGTCCCTGACAGAGTAGAACTGCCAGGGAATAGGTTTCCCATAGCTCTTGTATGCATGTTCTATAATGTTCATGTCGTATGTGGGACCTTGGGCCCAGACACGCTTACTATGCCAAATCAGCCGGCCTAACTCATCTAGTGCCTGATCCAATGGAATACGTCCTTCGTCGTTGAACGCTTCCTCCCGTGCATGGTCTGGTTGTGATGCCCACCAGTCTATTGTGCTTTGTTGTATGCTACGGTTTTCTTGGCTTTCTAGGGTGATACGGGCGTAGTAAAACTGCTCGTAATAGCCAGACCCCAGTGGATCAAAGCTTTGAGCTGCGATTGTGAGAATAGTAGTGTCTGGGCCAGTGCCTAAGCCCTCAATATCGATCATTAAATCTGCCATAAAGTTATTATAGCAGAATCATGACAGCGTGTCTATCAGTTGTTAGCCAATAACAAGTGTAAGTGGCTGCGATCCGTCCACATACAGTTTGAGATCTTCAACACACTTGTCCATCATTGCTTGGCCTTCCGACTTCATAGCTGCACCGTTTAAGGTACCGCCACCTTGTGGGCCTGCAATAGTGCCAAATTTTTCTCGAGCTTCGCCGATAATGTACTTGCTGGCAGCAACCATGTAGTCTCGAATCCACTGACTGATTTGAAAATCGCTTAAGAGTACAATCTCAGGACGTAGATTATATGTCCACAGTAGTACAACTTCTCCCGAGCCCTTGGGGTCACGAATTAGCTGTAGGCGTTTGGTTACAGGGTTGAATGTATAGTTGATGTAGCCACCGAACATACGTGCTGCCAACTCAACATACTGTTGGTAGAAATCGTATGTAGCAAGACTTCCTGCACCTCCGTTAAAGTTCAGCAAATAAACATTTGTTGCAGCAGCACCAAATGGATCAAAACTTGATCCACTGCCGCCCGTGCTTAATCCGATCGTACGACGGAAAATTTGTCTTACAGTTGTTACTTCTTGCGGCAATGTATATTCGTTTACATTGTCCAATAGCTGCATAAAACTATAACTTTCTTCGTAGGCGTTTTGGCCGCGTTGACGATAAACACCGATTGTTCGCTGATATGCAGCTTCAAAGTGGGCCGGATCCATCTCAACATCGATTATCCCACTACCGAGTTGTAACTTTACGTATTCAATAAGTTGTTTCTTAAGTGGATCTAATGTTTGGTCTGCCATGTGGTGCTCCTGATCCAGTATTTATTATTGTTTTTTTAGTTTTGGATGTATGATTTTGAACGTACTTATTTCTGGGCAAAATTTACATTGAGGTATAACATTATCAAGATTCTCAAAGAATTCTTTATGATATTCATTAAAATTTTCTAACGTCAGAGGACGGTAGCTGTTTAGTAAAGATCTATCAGTGTCGGATATATCCAAGTTAAATTGTTCATCAAACTCTGGAAATAACGCAACAGGGCCGCACTTGTATAGTTTACCGTGTATAAAATGATAATTTTTATTCTGCACAAACGCACAGGCAGAATGTGCTGTCACGGGATCACTGTTATGCAATGTAAGTCTATTATCTTTAGGTAGTATTGCACTTTTAGTAAACTCATTTTGCATATATAAATCTATTCGGACTTTGTTGGCATCTGTAAAACTAAGATCGGAGTCAAATTCTGTATTGCCACGCCCTATTACTTTTGTAATAGGCGCTGTTAGAAATGTTTCTACTTCGGTTATAATCGAATCGACTTCGCTTAGATTATGAACACTGATACCTATCCAAGATCTGACTTTTCTGACGTCTCTTACTGTATTGTAAAGATCTTTTACTGAATTTAATCTGGTTCCGTTACTAAGAATTTGTACAGAACCAGAGTTAAACGATTCCATACCCTTAATCCAACCCAACAATGTTGGGTTGAGCAACGGCTCGCCACCTAATATAACAATTTTTTCAATTTGTATTAATTTTGACCACTTGTTGTATATGTCTGCATACTTGTCCCATGGTTGCCAACCGCGAAAATTATAATCGTTAAATCGATTACAATCAGCACAGTCTAAGTTACAAACATTGGTGATGTAGAATTCTACTTTATTAAGACGGATTGGCACGAAATATTTAGTACGTTTTAAGAATGATCAAGTTATCGTTGCCACGTCCGTTGAATTTAACTTCGGTAGATTTGATATCCCGAAATGCTTTACGAGCAGCAGGTTTGCCTACACTGACAATGCTTTTGATCTGCTCTGCTGGCTTACGCAAAGTCTTTTGAACTGTGACAGAAGGATCAAACCCAACAAGACTGGATCCCTTAACAAAAAAGGTACCAAGATGTGTATCTGCAACGACATGGATCAGTTTACGCTTTGCGGTATCATAAAACCATGCTTCGCTTGCACCCACTAACTTGGTAGGCGATTCTGACTTGAGTTTAAGCTCTGCAAATTCTCGAAGATACTTAAACTTAGCCACTTGCTTTTCAAGAGGTACTGCCTTCTTAGCACGTGGCTTACGCTCTACTTTCTTAATCTGTACATAGGCATCGCAATCGGCGACCACTTGTTCTGCAAATTTAATAAAATTGCGTACTTGTAGTTTACCAAAATGCCCGTAGCCTTCTGCCAGGTCGCCGTCTTTGCCTGCTACAACTTCTCGAAGTTCTGACAATCGGCGTTCCCAAATTTCTTTTACTTGACTGATTAGTTGTGGTGCTACATTCATGCTACGCAACAAGCTGACAGGTTTGTAGTCCGCTGACATCTTGCCGCCGGCCATGATCATTTCGTCGTACATGCCTTCCAGTTCGCCTGCAGCTTCTGACATCTTCTCACGCAAGCGATCTTGGATATTGGGTTTGACAGCCACTTCTGCGTCTTCAACAACTTCCGTGACTGACTTTCCTGCTGCAATGTATTCAGCAATAGTTTCGTTGATGGTGGCCAATTCTTTGGCTGTGATTTCAAGACCCATGAGATTGGCGCGGCAAATCCAGCCAATGCCTATTTTGTAAACCGCAGCTTCGGGTACTCGACCAAATGCTCGAGCATCTGCGGCACGTTCGTTGCGAATCAGCCAATCTACGATACAGTCCCGGGCTTCTTTTTTACCGTAGTGATAGTTGTACCAGTTGAACATTCTGGTCATGGCACTGATGCGTTCGGTTTCTGCAGGTTGCCGGGTCCAGACAGGTTCGGGACCATAGCCAATATCTTGGCTGCGCGGCGTCATCGATTTGAGAGGTTTGTGTAGTGTTTTTTCAACAGTTTTCTTAGCGACAGGTTTTTTTGCAGTTGCGTTCATGGTATTCTCGCAGAGTTTCAAATTTATATAGCATTGTAGCAGCCTTTTGATTAGTGGTCAACCGTTAAAAATTACTGCTAAATAGTAGAAACGGAGAAATAAAATTCCACGCCTGAGTATGTATCGTCCCAATAAGACGAATGATTATCGCTTCTTTGATCGTACCATCAGTGAGCAATTTAC